GTATAAGTAACTGTTCCCGATCCTGTTAAACCCTCATCAAAGAGATCATTCTTTGACATTACATTAGCACTATCGAATATGGTTAGAGGATTTGAAGTTCTTAGTCTGCCAAAAGCATCATAAGCATTAGATCCATCTCCACCACTAATAACCGTAGGTTCCACATTTACATTATTACAAGACATTAATTTGACCTCATATTAAACCAAGTAAATCTTTCTACTTCTTGTTTTAGCTCTTCTTGAAAAGCAAAGTTTAATTGGTTTTTTAATGTTTCTAACGATGCAGTAATTTGTCTTTGATTTGTAACTTCGTACTGTTCTTTAGGTTCTGGAATGTAAACTGTAATTTTTGCCATTATCTTCTACCATCAGGTTGAAAATCAAATCTAAATAAACCCAACCTCCAGTTTTCATCAGTTGAATCATTTTCTATTTTTAAAGCAGCTAGTCTTGCTCTAGCTCTAGTATCCACTTTTTGAGTAGAACTTGTTATTGTAAATGGCCCTAAAGGTGAACTTGATTGTGTATCGGAAGGATAATCCCTTAATTGCATCGTTACTTTAGCATTACCTTGTAATACTTTAAAGTCTGGAACAAATCTTCTTATTTTTATAAAAAATTCTCCTTCTCCGTCTGTGTCCAAATCAAAGTCTCCAGATTCAATAAATGCTGAAATAGCTGTTTTATTTCCATTAGCATCTACTTCATTTACACCTGTTTCGTGTTCATAGTAAGTAGACTTGCCTTGTGATGAACTAATACCATTAACCGTTGGAAAATTAGGTGCACTGTTTTGTGTAAACTTAGTTGCATAAGGTTTATCAAATACAGCTTGATCTGCATAAGAACTTCTTGCTAATGTTCCTGTAACCCAAGTTTGTTCTAAATAATTATAAATTACCATTCTATTATTAAAATTACTTGAGGCATCTGGATAAAACCATGTTATTTCATTAAATAAACTATTGTGAGATGCGTACACTTGTTGACCTGCATTAAAATTTAAACCAGGATTAGTTCCTGTTGTTTTAAAAACAAAATCTTCTACAGTACATGCCATTCTTTTAACTGATCCATCATAGACAAAAAATCCACCTTCATCAGACATCCAATACACTGTTGTGTCCACAAATATCATAGAGTTCTGTCCAATAACACCACAGTTTGACCCGACTTGTCTAATGGAGAATGTAAAAGGAGGCCCCACAAATTGTATAACATAAGCAGAAGTATCTGTTCCAATAAAAGTATAATCTTTACCTTGCACCGCTGATCTTATTTCTGAACCAGAATCAAGTTGAAAAGTCCCTGCTGTATTAACTGAAGTAGGTTGATAATCCGTTCTATCCTCTTGATTAGAAAATCTAATAAACATTTTATTCTGTGTTGTTGGAAACCCAATTGTAGTTTCAGTGCCTAAATGAAATAAATGTCGATCTCTATCAGATACTATAGTCATTACAGATGCGGTAGGATTGTTTGCAATACTTGTTGCTCTTGTAGAAAGTGCACCTCCACTTAAAGATATAGGAGACCATTCAAACGACCTACCATTGTGTACCGTTGCAATTAATATCTGACCATAATTATCTAAAGACCATATTCCAGGATTAATAGTTGTGTTAGTAGTTGTTCGAGCAGTCCCCCATGTCGAAGCTCCCCATAAACCCGCACCCCAGCCATATCCTCCTGTTTGAACTAAAGGGCCAACTTGAATGTAGGGTAGTGGATCTAAAGTGCCATCATTCGTGGCCCCTGTACCCGTTTCCGCTGTTGGCATTTGAATTGTAAATGTTGTAGTTGTTGGTGTTGTTTTTACTTCAAATAACACATCATCAAAATCAGTTGCTGTATAATCTGTATCAGGTGAAGTAAACGAACCTGCATTTTCAAAAGTAAGTATATCTCCAATTTCTAAATTATGAGCTCCAATTGTTGTAATAGTAACTGTTGTAGATCCATTTGTAGTTGTAATATCTGAACCTGTTTGTTGTCGGTCAGGATCTATTGGTGTAATATCATAAAAATTTCCAGAATAATAAACATACAAACATCTATTCGTGCCAATAGCTGCATATTTTCTACCGTCTAAATCAGACCATGTATGTTGTGCTCTTGCAGCTCCTATTAATTCTGAAGAAGTTTGTTGTGCCCAACCACCTATTTTTTCAGGTTGACCATATCTAAAACGTACATTGTCTCCATCCACCCAGTTATTTTCATTCTGCGTATCGGTTAATTGTTTATTAAATCCAGGTCTAAAAGGTATTTTTGTTAAAGCCATGGCCTATTTTACAATAAAATTCACTAGTAGTATAGAACAAGGTAATGCTTGTTTTAAGCAAGATTTCTTATCGAGCTAGTCCTGGTACTCCAGTGCTTGTAACAAATGGATTTTCTGCAAATGCCATGTAGATGTATGTTACACCAGAACCATTAATAGCACTTCCAGTTGCTTTCATTTTAAAACCATTAGATAATATATCTATTTGGTCTGAAATATTATTTTCTTCCGCATTACTTAATGATGGGTAAAGAACTTTATTAGTTTGGTTAAAGGGGTCTCTGGTAGTATCATGTATAATCCATTGACCAGTTGAACTAGATGCTTTCGTAAGTACAAAAGCTGGTTTAAATCCTGTATAAACAAATGTTCCATCTGTACTGCCATTCCCTGTGTAAGAACCAAACTTGCTGAAACCTTTAATAGATGCAAAACAATATGCAATCATACCATCTCCACTATCATTAGTATTATTAGAAGTTCCTACAGAAAAAAAACTTGAAGTTGGGTCAGTGTTATTCCATTGTGTACTTGCTGTTGCTGCTGCACCTGCATTATTAAATGCCATATATTTAGTTCCACCTAATGACCTATGATAAAAACTCCATTGTGCACCATCAATTCTGTTTTTTATAGCTATGCAATCTACTTCTTTTCCAAGACCATGACCAACTGTCGCTGCCGAACCTGTACCTGTAAAACCCACAATACTAACTCCACTTGTAGTGTTTGCTGAAACTGTGCTTGTGATGCTTCCATCTGTGTTTGATGCAGTTCCGTTTGCACCTTTCCAAGACCAACCAACATAAGTTCTTGTATTTTCATTAACTATACCACCTGAACCTACAGAAAAACCATCACTATCAAAAGATGTTATATTATTAGCACTTGTAAATTCTCCATCAGTTCTGTTCGTTCTTATTTCTTTAGTTGTTCCTCTAACAACATCAGTTAAACAGTTTTCCTCTGGATGACTTCTACCTTTAGTCCAAACCCAATCTGGTTGAAACCCAATTCCTGTGAAAGATTGTGAGGTTCCATTTCCTGTCCATAAATTAATATTAAAATATTCTGTTGATTTATCTATTGGTGTGTAAGCCATTATCCATACTCCGCTAAATTTTTTGTGTTAAGTGCATATCCACCATTTGTGCTATATTCAAAATTACCATATCCATCTGGATCAGTATTTCCAGAAGAAATTGTATATGGTGGACTACCAAAATTCATAGAATTTGTCTGTCCAACTTCTGCTAAAAATGGAAGCCATGTCCCAGTTAAACTAGAATATGCAGTTCCTTGAGATGATCCATTTTTATAAAATGTAAGTGTGCCATTGCCAGCTAATACTCCTATAGTATCTCCTGTCGTGAATGAAGCTCCATAAGTTGCTGCACTTGTACCATTATATTTATCTCCATTTGAATAATATCCATAAGAACCAGCTCTACCTGTATCATTCCATCTTAAAGTTGGTGGTGCAATTCCAATAACAACACCACCTGAAATACTATCTATTTTTGTTTCCCAATAAAATTGATTTGAAACACCCATGTCTATTCCAATAGTTCCGAAAGCTAAATAACCTACTGATCCACTCGCAGCCCATTTTAAATTACCCTCTGATAAAGTTCCAGAACCAAAATTCAATGGATTAAGAGTACAAAAATTATTAGTCGGTGTATCAGTAGATTGATCTATGCTAGTTAAATTATTTACAGTAAAGTTATTTGCATTACCACTATCGTCTTGACCCAATGCAGCAGAGTTTTCAAACGGTAAATAAAATCCATTGTTACCAAAGGTTAAACCAGATACATCTATTGGTTTCCATATTCCACTATCTTCATCAAATTCTCCAAATGATGTTGGGTCTAGTTGCTGTCCATCAATAAAACAAACTTCTGATTGATAACCATCCCAATATTGAGAATAAAATGCGCCATTATATCTTCCGTTTCCTACTATAAAATATGGAGTTGATTGGCCATGTGGAAAAATAGCATTTAAAGATGGATAACCAGAACCAATACTCAAATCTGTAATTAATTCTCCATTTAGATACCATTTTATTCTATCTGAGTCTGTAGCTTGTGTTGAATCACAAGCGATAACAAAATGATACCAAGCACTAGGATCTCTAAATTGTTGTGTTGTTGAAATAGCTTTACTTTGCATTTGAAATTCAAATGTATTTCCATTGTTTCTTAGAAATAATCTATTTGTATTACTTGAATATATACAAAATAATTCATTACCACTACTAATT